GCTCTTCACCGCGTACTCCACCCAGCTCTTGGGGTTCGCCGGGATGCCCACGATCGAGGTCTCGAGGAGCTCGATGTCGTCGATGATGTAGCCGCCGGCCTGCTTGTCCCACGTGGCGCCGCCGTCCGGGATCATGGCGCCGATGGAGAGGCCGAGCTTGGTGCCGCCCTGAATGGCGGACCACGCCTTGACCGCGCGCTCGTTCTGCTCGTTGACCGAGATCTCGAAGTGGAGCAGCGCGATCGGGTTGCCGTCGGCCGCGGTCTCGGACGCGTCCTTCGTCGACCACGCAGACACGACCGAGCCCGCGACGTCCTCCGGAACCTCGTAGCTGTGGTTCAGGAAGATCGTCATGTTGCTCTTGGCCGACTGCTCCATCTTCGCGATGGCGTTGTCGGTCATGCGGTCGCCGTGAAGGTCCTTGACCGTCGAGCTGGCGATGCCGCGGAGCATCTTGACTTCGCGCTCAGATCCGTCGGCCTGCTTCACCGAGGCCGTGTAGGCCATCAGCACGCCAGAGAAGATCTGGAAGCGGCCCTGTCCGCCGGCGATCGCCGCGTCGATCTTGTCCACTGGGACCTCCTCTACGAGCTGCCTGACGGCGTCGCTCAGCCGGTCATGGACGCAGGCTCAGCCTTCGGCATCGCCGCGAGCGCCCGGATGTACTCGTCGAATTGCTCGGCGGGCGTCTCCCAACCGAACTGGCTCACGTGTTCACGCCCCGCGGCGCCCAGATCCCGCCGCATCCCGCGGCTCTTGTACAGGCGCTCGAGGGCGTCGGTGAATGCGTCGATGTCGGGCAGCCACTGGTCCTCGCCCGAGGGGACCGTGATCAGCCGCTCCGGCTCGAGGAGGATCGCCCCGGGCCCGACGTACTCGGGGATCGCGCTCACGTTCTGGGCGACGATCGGGACCCCGCAGGCCGCCGCCTCCATCAGCGTCAGGCCAGCGCCCTCGCCGTGGCTCGTCGAGATGAACACGTCGAACGCGTTGTACAGCGCGTTCATGTGCTCCTGCGGCCAGCCGACGTAGGTCGAGCGGGCCTCCGGGAAGTGGAACCGGTCGGGCTTGGGATCGTCGACCCGGCTCAGCAGGTTGTCGAAGTCGACCCCGAATGCGTTCCCGGGCTTGCGTCCGCAGTGGAAGTGCGCCCTGACGTCGGGGTGGCGGTTCATGAACGGTACGAGGGCCTTCCACGTCGCCGGGTAGTCCTTGCGTTCACTGTTGGTGTCCACCCGTCCAACGACGAACGCGTCATCCGGGAAACCGAACACGCGCTTGCAGTCGGTCTTCGAGCGGAGCACGAGCTCCCCGACCTTGATCGGCCGGCGATCGCTGACGGGCCAGAAGTGCTCGCTGTCCACCCCGTGGTAGACAACCCGGCTGTTTGGATACTGCTGGGCACCCCACTGGCTCATCGCCAGCAGGTTCGTCGCCGCCCCGAGGATCTGCCACGCCAGCGGGAGGTTGGTCCCGTCGCACGGCGTGTAGCTGATGATCGGGCGGTAGCTCAGCAGCACCCGCTGGGGGTCGAGGCGGTTGCTGAACAGCATCGTGAGCAGGATCTGCGGGTCGTTCAGCGAGACGACGACGTCGGGCTCGACCCGGCCCAGCATCTCGATCATCCGGGACATCCCGTAGACGTCCTTGGGGTCGAGCTGGGTCGGCTGGTACAGGTAGAGCGGCGTCGGCTTCGCCGGATCGAGGAGGCCGGGGTACGCGTCGCCGCGGTAGTTGACCGCTAGGACGTGAACCTCGTGCCCGTAATCCCTGACCAGCCGCTCGCCGATCTCGTGCGTGACACGCCCAAAGCCAGTCGAGCAGCCGCCATCGGACAGCCAGAGGATCTTGGACACGGGACCTCCAGCCCGCGCCCGGGAACAGGCTGACGGGGACGCGCAGCCGGCAACTTCAACCCGTCCATACGGGGAGCGCGGCAGAAACCGCGACGCCAGTCTGCTGTTGGCCGGCAGCGTAGCACGCGACCAGCACGCTGGACACGACTACCGCGGTCCGGCGGCTCGCACCAGCATCAACCCGATCCGCTCGACGTCGGAGCCGAGGACCGCCATGCCGTCGGGAAACATGCGGACGACCTCGACCTTGGTGCCGTCAGCAAGCTGCTTGCCGAGCCCATAGGCGATCGTCTCGTTGTGGCCGATCGAGGACTGCATCCCGATGTGGCGGGCCGTGTAGTAGCCCTTCTGGCCGTCGTCGACGAGCATCGCCACCGGGGGCTTGCTGCCGTCCTTCCAGCCGAGGACCCAGAGCGCCTTGACCACGAAGTAGTCGGCGTACTTGGTCATCCAGCCGGGCTCGTCGAGGTCGATCTGGACACCGCCGGCGGTCAGGCGGATCTCGAGGAATACGGGCGTCGGCCCGCCCCCGATCAGGTACGCCTGACCTTGTAGAACGCTTCCTTCGGGCCCACCGTCGGGAGCCCCATCCGGTCGTTCTGGGCGATCCTCGCCTGCCATGCCTCCTCCGATCGGAACGCGAGCTCGCGGTTGAACGAGTCCTCGGTGACGACGACCTCGGCGATGTGCCCGATCTTGACCGAGGTGTCGACGAAGATCTGGCAGCCGGCGGCCTTGGCCTCCTGACAGAACAGGAAGTCCTCGCCGTACTGGCCTGTCCACTTGAAGAACGGCGGCGGGGGCATCCCGGCGCGCTCCTCGAGCGTGGGCATGGGCTCGCCGAGGACCCGCTCGAAGACCCGTTTGTGGATCAGGGTGAACGCCATGCCGGTCGCGTCCACCTCGAGCGCGGTGTCCTCGGGCCACTCCTCGCGGAAGTTGTAGTTGCCCGTGGGCCCGTCGCGGTAGTAGAGCGTGGGCTGGTGCGGAGCGCCGCGCTGGAAGCACAGGCCGCCGACGATGTCGAGGTCGTACTTGCGCTGGGTCTCGACGAGGGTCCGCACGGCGCCCGGCTGCCAGACCATGTCGTCGTCGATGAACAGGATCCAGTCGCCCTCCATTCGCTGAACGCACTCGTTCCGCTGAAGGGTGAGGATGTGGCCGATCACGATCTGGCGGGAGAGGACCTCGCCGGGCCCGAGGAAGCCGAGATCCGTCAGCATCCAGCTCATGGCGGTCGAGGCCGCGATCCGGTCACGGGTCACGATCGCCATCGTGCCGACGACCGTGCCCGTGGGATTGTCGTGGATCGCGGTCAGGTCCGCGCCCGGGCTGATGCTCCAGCCGCCGCCCTGCCCGACGACGCGCCGCGCGACCTTGGGCCCGGTCACCTGCCCATTCGCCGGCTGGTGTGGCGGTACGCGAGCACGCGCTCGAGCCCGGTCATCAGGTCGACCTGCGGGACGTAGTAGCGGGCCATCTCCTCGACGTCGGCGTAGCGGTGCTTCACGCCCTCCGGCATCAACTCGTCGGTCACGATCGGGGCCTCGAAGCCCTCCAGCGCCATCAGGCGGACCGCGATCGTCCGGAACGACGTCGGGATCCCCGAGCCGATGTTCATGGCCGCGTAGCCGTTGTAGATCCCATCGGCGAGCCGGGCCTCGGTGGCAGCAACGATGTCGGAGACGTGGACGAAGTCGCGCGTCTGGTCGCCGGCGCCCCAGATCTTGATCGGGTCCTCATGCCGGGCGACGCGGTCGGCGATGGCCGCCACCGGGTAGTCGAGCCCCTGATCCTCGGCGTACCCGCTGAACGGGCGGATGCACAGGGTCTTGAGGCCGAACACCGCGGCCTTCCACGCGAGGACTTCGCCGACGAGCTTGGTGAGCCCGTAGACCTCGTCGGGCTTACCCCAGACCTTCGTCGTGCCCGGGACGGCCGGGTTGAAGAGATCCTCGGACAGCGAGTGGTGGAAGCCGACGGTCTGGTCATCGACGGGGTAGACCGCGGACGAGCTCGGGTACACGAGCGTGTCGACGCGGTTGACGCACCAGCCGATGAACGCCGCGTCGATGCCGAAGCTGCCGGCGTTGAAGAGCGGATCCTGCTCGATCCGAACGCGGCCGCCGACCGGCGCCGCGAAGTGGTACGCCCTGTCGAACAGCATCGACCGCTCGTACTCGTGGCTCTTCAGCCAGCGGACGAGCTCGGTTGTGTACCGCTGGCGCGGATGCAGAGCCTCGGGCCAGTGGCTGAAGGGGCTCGAGAGATCGTCGACCCCGACGACCTCGTCCCCGTTGTTCAGATGGTGAGAGACGAACCAGCGCCCGAGGAGCCCCGCTGCCCCGGTGACGAGGACCCGCACCCGCGGGTTACTGGACGGTGATGGCCTGCGTCGCCACCACGTTGGCGTCCTGATCGACGCAGGTGACCGTCCACGCGCCGGCGACCGGGAACATGAGCGGACGGTGGCTGAAGGAGCCATCCGCCTTCGGGGAGAACGCCATCGACGTCATGTCGTACTGCGTGGTCGGCCCGGGGCTGTCGTACATCAGCCGGTAGACGAGGGCGCGCTCGGTCGGGTACCGGTTCGCGTCGTAGTTGTTGGAGTCGTTCACCGGCAGGCCGGACACCGTGACGATGACGTTGTCCTTCGCGGCGGTCGGGCTCGCGATGTTGGATGCGATCGCTGCTGCCATCGGGTCTCCTATCTCAGCGGGGGCTGATCGTTGCGGCAACTATGCCCCATCACCATCGCGTCCCAGTGTCCCATCGGGAAGCGAAATTCCTCCCAGAGGTGGTGACCGCCCATCTCAAACCACGCGCGGAAGTCCTCGCGGGTGTACGACCAGTTGTGGCCGTACTCGTAGGGCGGGTCTGGCTCGTCGAGGGGGTGGCCGATGATCGCCCACTTGGCGAGGGGCAGCCACTTCTGGACGACCGTGATCGGGTCGACGAGATGCTCGAGGAATTCGGTCATCACGAGCAGGTCGCACTCGAACGGCTCCAGCTCCTCGACCGGGCTGATGACGACCGTCATGTCCGGGAACCGCCCCATCGCCCGGACCGCCATCGGGACCACGTCGATGCCGATCACCTCGATGCCGTTCGCCGAGATGTAGCCGCGGGGCAACTGGTAGTAGGGCCCGTCATGGTCTGGCCGGGAGTCGTACTCCGGCACCGCCAGCGGAGGACCGGCGAACGGGCCCGTGACGTCGCCAGATCCGCAGCCGAGCTCGACGACCTTGAGCGGCCGGCGCGTCAGGTCCTTCACGAGGATCTTCTCGATCAGGAAGTGGGCGAGGTCGACCCGGCCCGGCTGGCCCTGCGTGAAGTCGGGCGTGTCGTTCCGGCGAAGGTGGTAGTCGAGCGCCTCGCGCTCAGTCCTGTTGCCCAGTCGTCGCACTCGGATCCTCCCCATTGAAGGCCTCGGCGACCACCTGCGGCCACCAAGGCCGCCCGGTCACGTGTGACCATCCGTACCGCTCCGCCGCGGCCCTCGTCGCGTTCTGGAGCTGGGACAGATTGTGCTCGGTCCAGCCCTCGTTGTCCCGGCCGATCCGCAGGTACGAGAGGTAGCCCTCGACAAATTCGTCGAGCGACTTTGAGTGGTCGATGAACCCCGTCGTCCAGAGGATGTTGTTGTCGGGGTGCGGCCGGCTGTGGAGGAACGCCGGCCAAACCACGCCGTTCTCCCAGAGCCGCAGGTGGGAGTGGGGATCGTTGTAGGGCATGTCCTCGACCGAGCTGCGGTACGGGATCCAGATGCCCTGTGCGTGCTCGTGGTCGGCCCACCACGTGGCGTTGCTGAGGCTCCAGAGCAGCGCCGAGGACGGCCACTCGTCGGCATCGACACGGAACGCCCAGCGCGCCCGGACGTGGCGCTGGAGGTGCGGCATCGACGCGTCACCGAAACCGTGGTCGTAGTCCCTGATGACGACGTTGGCCCACTTCCGGGCGATCTGCTCGGTGTCGTCGTGGGACTGCTGGACCGCGACCACCACGCGCTCGAAGTAAGGGCGGACGCGCGCGAGGAGCGCCGGCAACCGGGCCGACTCGTTCTTCGCCACCAGCACGAAGTCGACGTGGCTGTACGGCGGATCGTCGAGGATCCCCGACAGGGCCCGGACGTCCCCGATGGAAGGGCTCGGGACCGGGTTCACGCCGTCAGCAACTCGGTCAGGAGCGCCACGTCCTGCGGCTTGCTGATGCTCTGCCAGAGCTCGAAAGCGCCACGGTCGGCCGAGTACATCTCCTCGCTGTTGACCCGGCGATACCCCTCGTCCCACTCGCCCTTGCCGTAGGCCGGGTGCATGTGCTCGATGACGACGTCCGGCAGGTAGTAGAGGCATCCAGCACCGCCCGCCAGCTCGAGCCAGTAGTTGTCGATGTACAGGTGCTTCAGGGTCTTGAGGCCCATGCCGAAGAACGAGGCGATGACCCTGCTGGCGAACCACATCGTCGGCAGCTTCTCGTGCCAGTTGCGATCGTCGGCGAACGCAACCCCCGGGCGCCGGCGCAGCAGGTCGAGGATCTGGGCATCCCAGCCGTGGGTCCGGAAGCGGTGATCGTCGCCCACGAACCCGACCACCTCGACGTCGGGATCGGCATAGAGCAGGGCGTGGGCAGCTTCGTTGAGGGCGCCGTTCATGCCCATCTCAACAGGAGGCCCAACGTGGAGGGTCAGTCCGCGGGTACTGGCCGCGTAACCCTCCAGCGTCGGGTCGTTGGAGTCGATGGCGAAGATGAGCTCCGTCCCCGCGAGAACCTTCGTCTCGGAGAAAGTCCGTTGCAGCTCGGAAGCTGCGTCAGGCCTGCCCCGAGACGGGCAGATCACGAGGAGCGTCACCGCTCAGACGGTGAAGTCGAGGGTGGCAAGAACAGAGGAGCCGTCGATCAGGCGGGCCCGGTAGGGGCCCTCGAATTCGACGGGGAACGTGACCGAGACGGTGCCGGCCGCGCCGGTGCGGACGACCGGGAGAACGCGGCGGCCGCGCGGGGTGTTGAGCTCGAAGATGAGACCAGTCTCGCCGGCGCCGGGGGCGACGTCGGTCTCGTCCTCGTACTCGTAGGTCGCCGTGTAGGTGGACCCAGCCACCATCGGGCGACCGTGGTGGTCGAGGACCAGATCGCCGTGGCGGCCACCGCGGCGGGCGACTGGCTGGCCTGCGCCGAGTCCGTGGGTCGAGTCGACCGTCCGGCGGCGCTCCGGGCCCGCGTAGGACGTATCGGCAGCGCCTCGGCGCTCCGGGCGGTCACTCGTGAAAGTCGCCGCCTCCGCGTCCTCCGTGTCCGTCGAGCGCGACGCGGGGTCCGAGGTCGCGGCCTCGTTCGCCGCCTGACGCTGACGGAGCTCGGTGTCGGCGTTGTCGGCGCGCTGCTCTGCCAGATCGGCCTTGTCGACCGCGGGGATCTCGAGCGGGCGCTCGGCCTTGCTGGTGTCACCACCGGCGTCGGTCTCCAGCGGGTTGTCCTTGGCGGTGAGGGTGTTGGTGTCGTCGTCGACCGGCGCATCCGGGTCGCCGAGAGCGGGCACTCCCTCGACGGGCTCCGGATCGCCGGCCGGCGGCATCTCGATGTCCTCGTTGGACGTCTCGCCGGGAACCGGCGGGTCCTGCGCGCGCTGGGCGCTCGCGGTGCCCGGGGTCTGCTCCCCCGTGGCGGTGGTGCCGGCGACGTCCTGATCGCTGGTCAGGTCGCCTGCCGTGACAGCTCCTTCTGGCGCACGAGCCGAGGGGCTCGCGGCGTCGGTGTCAACCCGCTTCGGCACCGGTGGCCTCCTCTTCGGTCGGGACCGCCGAGCCCTCGAACAGGCTCGACGTGGGCCCGGTCGGGCCCGCGACGGTGTCCTGCCCGTGCAGGGCCGCCTTGCTCATGCGCTTGTCGCCGAAGGTGCGGAGGCGTTCGGCGTGGGCGTTGTCGCGCGCCTGACGCCGACCCTGCGCCTCCGCCTGCGCCTGCATCTGGGCGAGCTGCTCGGCCTCAGCGCGATCACGGACCTCGTCCATGTTGACGGGAGCGGTCACGTCGACCGTCGTCGGTTCATCGGCCATCTCGGGACCTCCTACGTCTCGTCGAAGCTGTAGCTGACCGTCTCCGTCGTCCAGTTGCCCGGGTTGCTGTCGGCACCGATCTGGAGCTGCCACACGCTGTACTTCGTGTATGACCCGGTCATCGAGTACGTGCCGGTGTCCCAGTTGGCCTTGTTGCCCGAGGTGAAGTTGGTGAAGCTCGTGTTGGCGATCGTAGAGGCCGCCGTGGTGCCCTGCTGGTACGTGGCGTAGTTGCCCGTGAACCAGAGGGTCGAGCTCGCCGCCACCGCGCCGTCGCCCCAGATCTTGAAACCCGAGGTGCTGTTGGCGGGTGCCGTGACGACCTTGAGCGCCAGCCACTTCTCGTAGCTGTAGCCACCGACAGTGATCGGGTTGGCCTGTCGGTTCGCCAGCGAATTCAGGGCGTTGTCTGCCGAGATCATGTCAACGCCGCTGACGCCGTCGGTGAACGCACCCGCGCCGGAGCCCGTTCGGACCGACAGTTGCAGGCTGGCTGCCATCAGTTGCTCCCTCCACCACTGGGCTTCGACGCGCCCGCCGGCGCCGGCTCAGGCTTCTTGCTGACCTCGGCGGCCGTCTGGAGCTCGCTGAGGAGGACCACGCCCAGCGGCGTGTTCGCCATCGGCTGGTTGTACGGGTTCTCGGGATCCGCCGGGTCACCGAGCGGCAGGCGCCCTTCGTCTGCCCGGGCCTCGTTGATGACCTTCCACGGCACGCCGGCGAGCGCCAGCTTGTTCATCTGGGCCTTGTCGAGCGACTCCTTGATGTTGAGCCGCGTGAAGGCGAAGGCGAGGTTGTTGGCCCGGCCGCCGAAGGACTTGTCCCAGACGATCTCGCGCGTGATGTAGTCCTGCCCGAGCGACAGGAACGGGCGGATGCCGGCGCTCTCGGTCTTGTCCTGCTGGACCTCTCCCGTCGCCCGGTTGATGTCGAAGGTCACGCCCAGATCCTGCGGGCTGAGACCGGCCACGGCGCAGATCTTGCGGACGAGGTAGATGTTCCACTCGAGGAACTGCATGTCCCGGTTCGTGGCCCGGAACGGGATGAACTTGGCGCCCTTGGTGCCGCCGATGAACGCCATCGCACCGCGGCCGGCGACCTCGGCCGCCCAGTAGCTCTTGAAGCCCTCGACCTGCTCCGGGCGCGTCCCCTCGCCGAGGTCGAGCATCCCGTCAGGAGCCGCGTTCGTGACCTGCCGCGTGTTGTACGCGCTGGCGTTGAGCTCGGCGTCGACCGTGTACTTCAGGGTCTCGAGCATCGAGAGCCCGACCGGCGAATAGGTCCGGGGGTTCGACATGATGTAGACCATGTCGGCGTTCAGGAAGCCGGCGAAGTCGACCGGGGATCGCTGGAACCAGTAGCGGATGGTCTTGGGGTCGCCGTCCCAGAACCGGTTGACGAAGATGCGGCCGCCGTCGGCGCCGTGCAGCGCGACGAGGTCTCCGCCGACCGTGCGCTCCTTCTCGATCGTCCCTGCGTCGAGGGTCAGCACGTCCTCGATGATCGGCTCGATCCAGCTCCGGAACGAGTCGCCAGACTCGTCGCCGCCACCCGGGTTCGTGGGATCCGACAGGAGCGCCTTGATCGCCTTGGCCCGGCCCTTGTCGTAGCGGCGGGTCTTGTCGAACGGGACGATGTCCCACTCGGACTGGCTGACCTGCGTCTTCATGAACCGGATCGCGGCCCGGACCCACTCGCCGTGCTCGGCCCAGTTGCGGAACAGGTTCGCGTCGGGCTTGCCTACGCGCTGCCGGCCGTTGTACGAGAGCGCAGCAGAGCTGACCGAGCTCGAAACAGGGCCCGTCCGGTAGCTCCTCCGGAAGGTGTCCGCAACGGCCTGTACGAGAGCCCCCACCTACCGCCTCTGCCGGAAGTGCGCCGCGAGGACCTTGTCCTGCTGAGCGTTCAGGTAGTCCGACTGGATCTTCGCATTCGCCTGATCGAGCGCCTCTGCGTAGGTCAGGCGGTGTGTTTCGATCGTCCGAAGAATGGTGACGAGGTAGTCCGGGACGACCCTGATGCCGTCCCGAAATTCGAGCTCAGTCGGCTTGGGAGGGTCGAACGCCATCGCGGGGAGTATGCACGAACAAGGCTAGGCCCCGGCAACCGAAGTCACCGGGGCCATCGCGAGGCTCGGGCGCACCGCCCGGCACGATCTTTCGACCATTCCAGCGGGTATTGCCGTCTGCCTGCCCTAGATCGTAGCAACGATGCTGTTGGGCGGCAGGCTCGGATCGCAGATCAGGCGGATCACCCGGGCGTCGTTCGCCGAGCAGCAGCCGATGACCATGTGCATGATCTCGGGCGACACCCGGGCCTCCCTGAGCCCCTGCGCGCGCATCTCCATGATCCGAACCCGGGCCCGGTCGTAGAACGCGTGGTCGTGCTCCCACAGGAGATGCCGCTCGCCAGTCGTGACGCACCGGCTGAAGTGCGGCTCGTGCGTGCGTGGGTGCTCCCACGGGACGAGACTCACGCCGCCCTGCTGACCGAGCCGAACACGAATGTGTCGTTGACCATGTCGAAGGACAGGCCCTCGGCGTCGACGAGGTCGTCGTGGCCCTTGGGGAAGCTGAGGAGCTCCACCTCGAACGCGGTGCCGCGGAGGTCCTTGTGGTGGTGGACCTTGTGCGCCTCGTACTTGGCCGCGACCGCCCGGGCCCGGGTGACCTTGTCGACGTCCTGCTTCTTGCCCTCGACCGGGATCTGGGGGTAGTCCTCCATGACCGTCTGGATCAGGGTCGACTGGAACTGCTGGCTCTCGATGAGCACCAAGCTGATGGTCGGGTAGGCCGACCAGCCGTCGAACACGAATTCGGCGTGGTGGCTCTCGCGCTTGTCGCGGTAGGCCGACATCACGAAGAATTCACCCCGCTGGGTGCATGGCGAGCCGGCCGAGCAGGCGTCCCGGAACGTCGTCACGCGGGCCGTGAAGTCGGCCGCCTGCTTCTCGCTGGAGGCGAGGTCCACGCCCATCTTGCCCGAGTAGAGGTGGCCCTCCGGCAGCAGGTCGAAGTGGTCGAACGGGCCCTTGAAGATGTTGCCCTCGAGCAGGCCCGAGATGTCGTTCTGGTAGGCGCACGAGAAGAGCGGCGAGCCCATCGACGTCTTCTCTTCGAGGAGGCGCTCGACCGGCCAGACCTCCTCCCAGTAGCTGTGGAGCTCACCGTCGATCTCGACGAGGGCCGACACGAGGAGGCACCGCCAGCCCTGCCCGCCGTCCCGGATCAGCGTGATGAAGTGCTCGTACAGGTCGTCCTCGGACCAGCGGGTGCCAATCGAGATCACGACGCCGTCGGGCGCGAGCGTCGGCTTCAGGGTCTTGAGGAACCACGTCTTGACGTTGGCCCGGATGTCCGGGTTGGCCGTGTTCTCCTCGTCGAGGATGTCGTCCATGAGGATGATGTCGAAGCGTTTGCTGATGATCGCGCCGCCGACACCGACCGCGAACAGGCTGACGTCCTTGCTCGTCGACCACGAGCTGCCCTTGCGGAGCCACTCCTTGTTCGTCCACTTGCTGGGGTTGACCTGATCCCCGAAGACGGCGCGGTGCTCCTCGTTCTGCTCGATCGTGTTCTTGATCGCGCGACTGAAGTCGAGGGCCTGAAGGTCGGTATTCGACACGAGGCCGATCCGGACGTCCCACATCCCGATCAGCCAGCACAGGAGCGTGGTGTTGGCCCACGTGGTCTTGGCGGCACCGCGGGGCTCGAGGATCTGGGTGTGCCGGCGGCCGAGGATCCCTTCGAGGACGAACCGGATCATGGTCCGGTGGTGGGGCGCCGGCTCGTAGTTGGTGGTCAGCTCGCCATACGCGAGCACCGCCTCGGTGTACCGGTCGAGGAGCGTCTGCCCCGTCCGGTCGTCGACGAAGAGCTGGGCGACCTCCTCGTCAGTTGGTCGGGCGAGGAGCCTCAATGCGGGGGATCGGAGATCCGCCAACACGCTTGGGCCCAGTAGCTCCCCGAGCTGCGTCGGCGATCGCCCGGAGAACGTCGGAGGGGAGTCCGTCGAGAGTGACGCTTCCAGAATGACGCTCCTCGGTGATCGTCGACGGCTGACCCACCAGCACGTTGAGGCGGTCGATGATCGCAGCAGCGGCCTGCGGTGTCACGCGCATCACCGGGACGCGCACGCGGATCTCCTTGCCGTCGTCGTCGATCTGGCGCACGACATGGGTCGCGTGCATGTCCTCGACGAGCTTCGTCAGGACCGCGTCGACCGCGTCAAAGGCGTGGTCAATGACCTCCATCGCCCGGACCCGGCGCTGCGCCTGCTTGTCGGCGGCCTTGTCGTCGGTCTTCTCGAGCGTCAGCTTCCGGAACGCCGCCCGGGCCTCTGCCCAGTGGTCGTCACGGGCTCTGGTCGCCACAGGGCTGTGGTTGGCGATGCCGTTGATCCGGCACAGCTCCCGGATGCCCATATCGCCCCGAACGAACTGGTCCCGGAGCGCGACGTAGTCGTGGGTACGGTTCACCGTTAGGTCCCCACCTTCCAGAACGTGTCTGCGGTGGACTGTACCTCCAGCAGCTCCTCGGCCGCCTTGCCCACCCTGATCAGGTCACCGCTCTTGAACGTGGCCCGGTAGATCTGCCACTTCAGGGTGATCTCCTGACGCAAGTCGGTCGGGAGCGCAAACCAGTGGATCCGGCAGGCGAACATCTCGCGCGGGATCTGGTTGGCGCAGCCGTGATGCGGGCACTCGTGCATCCGCGGCACCGCCGGCGTCTTCGGTCGAGGGCTCACGGAACCTCCAGCCAGATGCCCTCGGTGAACCGACCGCGCAGGGCGGCCTTGGTAGCCCGGGTCCGGTCGACCGTCGAGGATGCGATGCCGCGGTGCTCG